GGGGATACCGGACTCGATGCACCTTACATCACACCAGCCCCAGATGTTCCTCAAGCTATTAATGAAGATCCTAAGCCGGTTTTATCCCAGGAAGAGTATGAGGCAAAGTGCCTCAGAACAGAATATTATTTTTGCCCCGGCATTAACGGTCCTTTGTATCGCATTGAGGTCGTAAAGGATATTTGTAAAGATCCCGTAGAGGTGATACACATCAGCGAGTGTGAAGAGTTTTTAGAATGTAATCCGAGCAAGTTTCATTTGGGCGAGGAAGATTGCAAAACCGCTGACGGACTCCCAGGTACTAAAAAGGTTTATTGTGACAAGGGATTTCTTAAAGAGGGGGAGTGTGAAACCGATTGCATGGAAGAAGTGTGCGACGGTATCGATAACGATTGCGATGGACTAATCGACGAAGATCAGCTTAACGCATGCGGAGAATGCGGAGTCGAACCTCTCGATGTGTGCGACGGCATCGACAACGACTGCGACGACGCGGTCGACGAGGATTTGGTACGCCCATGTTCCACTATCTGCGATGGCGGATACGAAACTTGTGTCGATGGTGACTGGGTTTCTTGCACCGCTAAACAGCCACAGCCTGAAATGTGCGACGGCATCGATAATGACTGCGACGGTCTGATTGATGAAGGATTGGATTGTCTTTGTACAATTCAAGATATTGGAACCCTTTATCCTTGTGAAGAGCCGCCCCTTCTATGTGGGTCGGGTTACAAAACTTGTGAATGTAAAAATGCTGATTGCACATCGCTAGGCTTTACCCAGTGTTATGCGCCTTGTTACTGGATAGACCCCAATGACCCAAATTGTGATCCGTTCGGCGGCGCTCCATTGCCATACGAAATGTGCAACAATCATGATGATAACTGTAACAAATTAGTGGATGAGGATTTGTTTGAAGTGTGTTATACGGGACCTGTTGAAACAATGAATGTTGGAATATGTCAGTCTGGCATGGTGACTTGTGAAAAAGGCGTCTGGGGTAATTATAGCGACGAAGGGTACTTTATATCTGGATATTGCAAGGGAGAAGTTCTCCCACTCGGAGAGGATAAATGCAACGGCGAAGACGAAGACTGCGACGGCAAAGTCGATCAAGACAAAGAGATGCAAGATACTGATATTCTTTTTATCGTAGACTGGTCAGGATCAATGGACGCCGAGATTCAAGCAGTATTAATTGCTTTGAATGAGTTCGCTAAGAACTATTCCGATGAAGAGGTGATTCAATGGGGATTGATAGTGGGACCAAGAACGCCCGGTAAATTTGGACAAGAAAACTTTCTAGAACTTATAAGCGATTTAGCTCCTTTTGAAAATTTTATGTATGAATTCTCATCATTAGACAAAGAAACCATGAACGGTCAGTTCGAAATGTTGTATGATGCTGTTTATCTGGCGTTGATGGACCTATCGTCCTCGGAACCTTGGCAGCTAGACGAATTGACGTGGGCTACTATGATTAGCAATGCCGTAAAACAATCAAAACCTGAGTTAGAAAAATTTAAAATTAGTTGGCGACCAAATGCAAAGAGAGTTATAATCGTGTTTTCTGATGAGCATGGACAGAGTTACTGGATACCCAAAGCACTCGTAGGTGGTAGCTGGAATACCTCTAAAGACGGTACAACTCAGGATATTTTACTAAAAATGATTTCAACCGCACCTGATACATCAATCTATACTTTTAGCACTGACGGAAGCAAGAACTCTGTAATGCCTTATGGTCCTACTGGCTGGGAACCACTAGCCCTCGCTTCAGGAGGCAAGTGGTTTAAACTTAAGCATAGCGCACCAGAGATGTATACTAATCTTATGGAAATCATTGAAGAAGAAGTTTGCACTGAGTAGAGGCTTAGATGGATACGATAATTGGGATCGGCGGGGCCGGCTGCAATTTGGCAGAAAAATTTTCAGAATACCCCCAATACAAAGTTTTAAAAATAGACTCTGAGAGTAGACCATTTGATTGGTTGGCGAAAGGCTTTAAGCTTATCCCCAAGCAAGAAACTCCAGAAGACTATGAAAAAAATTGCCCTTCAATAGACGATTTCGTTAAAGAATCCGGCGACGAAGTGCTTTTTATCATTGCAGGCGGCGGCAAGATAAGCGGCGCATTGTTAAGGATTCTAGAACAATTTAAAGATAAAAAGATAAGTGTTCTCTACATCCAACCCGACACGGATTTGTTACCAAAATCAGCAAAAATGCAAGAGAGGCTTGCTTTTGGAGTGGTACAGCAGTATGCGCGCTCAGCCGTCTTCGAACGCACTTATCTTGTGAGAAACTCTACCATAGAGGATATTCTAGGGGATATCCCCATTTCCAATTACTATGACACAATTAACGATTTTATTGCCTCTGCTGTCCACATGATTAATGTGTTTAAGCATACTGATCCTATTTCTTCCAACTTTGAAAACGAGAGCCTCGTATCTCGGATCACAACACTTGGAATGGTTAATCTTGAAAACGGTTCAGAAAACTTGTTCTTTCCTTTACAGTATCCGCGAGAAAAGGTATATTATTATGCAATAAATAAAAGCAGACTTAACACAGATAAGGGATTGCATAGGAAGATCATGAAACAAATAAAATCTAAAATAAATAGTAAAGATATTGAAGTGACTTATGGAATTTATTCCACTGATTATGATAGCGATTATGTATATTCGGTTGCAAACGCTAGTTTCGTGCAAAGTCCTTAATTTTAGTATTGACTTTGGTTTATAAGGCGGTATAGTATGTTCATCTACGATCGTAAAAGCTACGAAGAGTATCGTAATGCGATCTTGTACTTTATTGAGAAGCTTGGAAGATTTGCCGAGCTTACTTTAGCTAAATTCAAAAGGAGAATATAATGGCTATTAATATGGATAAAATGAAGCAGAAACTAGAAAGTCTGCAAGGAAATGGAAATAAAAAGAGTGCCTTCTGGCGTCCTCAAGACGGCGAACAGGTTATTCGTATTGTCCCAACCGCCGATGGTGACCCATTTAAAGAATACTGGTTCCATTACAACCTTGGTAACAACCCTGGGTTTTTGAGTCCGAAGAAAAACTTTGGTGAGGACTGCCCATTGGACAACTATGTCCGTGATCTTTACCGCCAAGGCGACGAAGAAAGTATTAAGATGGCAAAGAATCTCTCTGCTCGTCAACGTTTCTTCTCGCCAGTGGTTGTCCGTGGAGAAGAAGATCAAGGCGTCCGCATCTGGGGCTTTGGTAAAATGGCTTATCAAGAGCTTTTGAACCTCGTTCTCAATCCTGATTACGGTGATATTACAGACACCGATGAAGGCACAGACCTTGTTATTAAGTATGGAAAGCCACCCGGCGCACAATTTCCGCAAACCTCAATTACTCCACGCCGAAAAACAACAAAACTCTTTGATGATGATGAGAAAATTACGGCTGCACTGACGCAAATCCCTGATTTTGATAGTGTTTTCGAGAAGAAAAGCCCAACAGATGTGCAATCAATGTTAGATGAATTCATCGCAAGCCAACTTGGCGATGATGACGAAGTAGAGAGTGTCTCTACCGAAAGTCAGAAATATGGTGGAGATTCCATCGATAGTAAATTTGACGAATTGATGCAGGAATAATAGTCTGCCCGCAGGAAGGCATGGGGTTACAGATGCCTTATTTTTACACACAAAAAGGAACAAAAATGGATAACAATACAAATACACCAGATACACTTACTAACATGATTACCCTTCTAGAAGAAGTGCGGACGGATTATAACAAGTTCTATGTTGATGGAAATGCATCCGCAGGCACCCGCGTCCGCAAGGTGATGCAGCAGATCAAGACCGATGCTCATGCTGTACGTACTCATGTACAGTCAACAAAGAACGGCGGCTAGCCCTTCAGTTAGTTGAACACCGCAGGAAGGCATGGGGTTACAGATGCCTTATTTTTTTAAAAAGGAAAGAATAATGATTAAGAAAATTGTATTATGTATGCTGATTATTGGTACTACCACATCTACATACGCTCAAGCGCAGCCTCAACCTCCCCCCGATAAGACAGAAAGCGAATGGAAAAGCCGTTATGGCGTCCGCTTCGGCTATTCTTATTTGAACAAGGGAGAACAAGTTGAGAGCCTAAGCAGTCCTCACTCGTTCCTCTTGGGATACGAAATGCAACAAACCCTGGATGGCGGCGAATGGCTGGACATTTTATTTGTGGAGAATATCTCTGTAGGCGGTTTGGATCAAAGCGTCTTCTCTCCATCACTTAGCTTGTTGGTGGGTTTTGAATTTGCTGACCGTCTCCAAGTGGCTGTTGGTACAAATATTTCCCCTGTTGATCCCGCCGATGACGATAAATATATTC